CCTCGCGGGCGCGATCCTGGGCCTGGCCGGACCTGGTAAACGCATATCGGCGATTATGCCCTGTACCGTGATTCGCGCCGACGATATGGCCGACGCGATTCTCGATCGTGAACGACATCCCGAATGGAACGGCGTAAGAACAAAACTCGTTTACAAATGGCCGACCAATGCGAAACTATGGTCGCAATACGGCGAACTCCGACGCGAGGGAATGCGCGAGGGCGACGACGGCCAGGCCGCGACCGAATTCTATCGCAAGCGTCAGGCCGCGATGGATAAGGGCGCGGTCGTCGCCTGGGAACAACGATACAACAGCGACGAACTTTCGGCGATCCAACACGCCGTAAATTTGCGACTACGAAACGAGGCCGCGTTTTTCGCCGAGTACCAAAACGAACCGATCGACGAAACCGACGACGCCGAGTTTTTGGATACGCCCGAGGTCGCAAAGAAGTTTAACAACCTGGCCCGCGGCGTTGTTCCTATCACCTGTCACCGACTAACCGCGTTCGTCGACGTCCACGCGAATATCTTGTATTACGCGGTCGTCGCCTGGGAAGAAAACTACACCGGCCACGTTGTCGATTATGGAACCTGGCCGGAACAATCGGTCGCGTATTTCACGCAACGCCAGGCCAAGGCGACATTACGACGCAAGTACCGCAAGCACGGAAAAGAGGGCGCGATTTTCGCGGGCCTTACCGACCTCGTCGACGCGATCGCCTCGAAACCTTATCGGCGATCGGACGGCGCGGACGTCGCGGTCGTCCTTACCCTGGTCGACGCGGCCTGGTCGCCGGACGTTGTTTTCCGGTTCGCCAGGCAATACCGAGGCGCGGCGGTACTTCCGGCCCGCGGCCTGTTCGTCGGCGCGTCGTCGCAACCCTGGGACGAACGCCGCGGCCAGAAAGGCGAACGGCCCGGCGACCATTGGCGAATCCGGCCGGTCGAGGGCCACGCGGTCCAAATGGCCCAGGTCGATACGAACCATTGGAAATCATTTTTTCAAACCCGACTTGCGACGCCGACCGGCGACCCCGGCGCGTTATCGTTTTTCGGCGACTCGGCCAAGACTCACCGACTAGTAGCCGACCACGCGACCGCCGAGTTTAGAGTAACGACCGAGGGCCGCGGCCGGGTCGTCGATCAATGGAAAGCCCGCCCAGGCCGCGACAATCACTACCTTGACGCCCTGGTCGGCGCGACCGCCGCGGCGTCGATGGCCGGTATACAACTCGCCGCGCCGACCAAGGCGACCGGCGATCGCAAACCAGCGAAGAAAAAGAAAACCCGCAAGCGTACACGCGGACACACTAAACCCCTGTAAAGGAACCCGACGAAATGGCAAAGAAAAAGACAGCGAAACAAAAGGCCAAGAGCAAAAACCAAAAGGCCGCCAAGGCCGCCAGGACGCCCAAACAAAAGGCCGCCGACAAGGCCGCCAGGGCCAGGCGATCGACCGCCAGGAAAAAGGCCGCCAGAAAGGAACCCAGGCGACCGAGCAAAAAGGACGCCCAGGCCGCCCAGGCCCGGCGGGCCGAGGCCGCCCAGGGCGAGGAAATACCGGTCGTAATGTCCGAGGCGATCACCTGCCCGACTTGCGGTTCGACCAGGCGTAAGCGGTACCACAGGACCGCCCGCCAGATATGGTACGGACGCTCGCCAATTACCGGCGTCGAATGCTGCGCGATACTTCGACAATGGACTTTCTGCGCCAATTGCGGCCAGGTCCGAATCGAAAAAACATACGTCGCGGCGAACCAGGGCGACCAGGACGCCGAGGATATGGCGATCGCCAACGCCTCGGCCGCCAGGGCGACGGCCAACGGCGTCGACGTCGAGGCCGCCAAGGCCGCCGACCTGGCCGCCCTCGACGAGTTGAACGAAACCGCCGACGCCCAGGGCGACGACGCCGACGATAAGGCCGCCACAGGCGACCAGGACGCCGCCGAGGACCCCCAGGGCGACCCCCAGGGCGGCCAGGACGGCGAAAAGAAAGATTCTACAGCGTAGAAAAAAACCAAAAAGGCCCCTTGTACCTTCCGCGGCCGCGGCCGTATGTTCGCCCCTATGGCAAACCAAACTCACGCCGAGAACGCCGTCGCGGCCGCCAAGGAAACCGAACTCCAGGCGGGCGCGATCGCCAGTACATCGGTCGACGGTCAAGCGGTAACCCTCCGCGATCCGTTAAAGGTCACCAACGCCGCCGAACGAAAACGCAACCGGCAAAACGGCCGCAACCCCTCAACGGCGCGGATAAACCTTTCGGGATTCTAAGCTATGGGCCGCCGCAAAAACCGACAGCGCAAACGCCTGAACGCCAAGCGAACCAATGCAGGCGCACCGCCGACCGCGGCCAGGACCGCGACCAGGTCGTCGACTCGATCGTCGGCCAGGTCGCCGGGCCGCCGGACGGCGGCCAGGAAAACCGCGGGCCTGGGCCTGGACAAACGGGCCAGAGTAAAACCCGCCGACTCGTCGTTCGGTTACGACGCGATCGTCGACAAGAAACGACGACGCCCGCCCAAGACGACGACCAGGTCCGAGGATAACACCCTCGGCGCGACCGATCGTAAAAAGCTAATCGCGACGACCCGCGACTTACGCCGTAACTTTTCGGTCGCCGCGTTCGCGATCCGTAAACACCTCGACTATACGTCGCGTTTTTGTTTCCAGGCCAGGACCGGAAACGACGAACTCGATAAGAAAATCGAAAAACTCATGTCCTGGTATTCACAAAAAGAAAATTGCGACGTCGCGGCCCGTCACAATCTGCCGAGGCTTATACGCCTGGCCGAACAATCGCGAACCCTCGACGGCGACGTTTTTCTCGCGAAGTTATCCAGCGGGAAACTACAAACGATCGAGGGCGACCGCGTCCGGTACCCCGACCATAACGCCCCCGCGGCTATGGATAAAACCAAATGGACCCACGGCGTAAGAACCGCGCCCGCCGGTAAGGCCCTGGCGTACTCGATTTGTCGCCGTCGCGACAAGGGCGGCGGGTACGATTACGAGAAGGCGATTCCGGCGAAATATGTAATAACGCACGGGTATTTTGATCGACTCGACCAGGTCCGCGGAATTTCGCCCCTGGCGTCGGCGATCAATACCTACCAGGACATATACGAGGCGACGACCTACGCACTGGCAAAGGCCAAGGTCGCCCAACTGTTCGGCCTGGTTATTACTCGCGAGGCCCCCGAGGCCCTGGCCCCGATTACCCAGGTATCGAGCAACGACGCCGACGACGAAAACGACGCCGAGATTGTCGACGAGCAATACGAGGTAGATTTCGGATCGGGACCGACTAAACTCGAAATGGAACCGGGCGACGACGCGAAGATAATCGGCGAAAATACACCGTCGCCAGCGTTCCAGGATTTTTGCGAGGTTTCTATCGCAATGGCCCTTAAGGCCCTGGATATTCCATACAGTTTTTACGACGCCTCGTCGTCGAACTACTACCAGGGCCGCGGCGACCTGATACAGTACCTTTTTTCGGCCGAGACTAAACGCGCCGAGGTCGTCGAGGTCCTTAACGCGATCACTAAGTGGCGACTGGGCCTGTTCATACTCGACGGCGAATTACCCGACGACCTGGACCTCGACGCGACGCCCTGGGATTGGATACCGGCGGGCGTTCCTTGGTGGAACCCCCTCCAGGAGACCAAGGCCGATATTATGGCTATCGGGGCCGGACTAAACACCAGGACCGCGATTTTACGCGGCCAAGGCAAAGACTTCCGCGAGGTCGCCGAACAACTCGACCGCGAGGAACGGGTTATCCTGGAACTCGCGAACGCCCGCGAAAAAGATTTCCCAACGCAACCCCCGACCGACGACGAGAACGACCAGGGCGATAAATCGAAAGGCGCGACCGATGGCGAAAGCTAAATCCAAAGCGAACAATAAACCGAAATCAAACGGCCCGAATCGTCGTCGGTCGTTTATTACCTCGCCCGCCTACGGCGTCGCTAACCAGGGCGTCGAACGGTTCGACAACGGCGGCGGCGTTATCCGCGGCCTGGCGGTATGCACCGAGGGCGAGGCCAAGGGTCACGGCGTACAACTCGACAGCGAATTTATCGCCGAGGTTACAAAACATGGCGCACGAAAAAGCCAAGGGATCAAAGCGCGTTTCGGTCACCCCTCAATGTCCGGTACCGCCCTCGGTACGTTCGTTGGACGTTCGACAAACTTTCGGACTGACCGCGGCGGCGGCCGCGGCGGCGTCGATATTACTCGCGCCGACCTCAACGTCGACCCGATCGCCAACGACTCGCCCGAGGGAAAACTAGGCGACTATGTACTCGGCCTGGCCGAGAGCGACCCCAAGGCGTTCGGTATGTCGATCGTATTTCGACCAGGCGAAACGTACAAGCGCGACGCCAACGGCCGCAAGGTTACCAGGCCGACCGGCGAACCAGGGTCAAGCAAATACCGCCAGGCCCGCGACAAGTGGCGCGACTGCGACGGGCCGGAATTCGCGACCCTCGAAAAGTTACACGCCTCCGACCTGGTCGACGATCCGGCCGCGAACCCCGACGGCCTGTTTTCCGCGTTCGCGACCGACTCGACGATCGCGGGCCAGGTCGCCGAATTTCTCGACAATCATCCCGAGATTTACGCCCTGTTTGAAAAGGACCCGGCGGCGATCGACGGTTTTATCGAACGATACCGCGCCTATGTGAATCGGCGCACGAAAGGACCCGACGCAATGGCAAAGAACAAGACCGACGAGAAGGCCCTCGACGACAACGACCTCGACGCCAACGACGGCCAGGGCGACGACGCCCAGGGCGACCAGGACGGCGCGGACGAAAACGCCGACACCTCGGACGGCGACCAGGGCGACGACGTCCTGGGCGACGGCCAGGGCGACCAGGACGGCCAGGACGGCGACGACCAGGGCGACCAGGACGGCGACGACCAGGGCGACCAGGACGACGACGACCAGGACGGCGACGACCAGGACGACCAGGACGGCGACGACCAGGACGACGAGGACGACGACGACCAGGACGGCGACGAGGCGGCCGCGACCGAGGTACTGGACCCCGACAAACCCGCGCCGGACCTCGGCGACGCCGAACCCGTCGACAAATTCGCAGACGCCCGTAAGGAACTCGGCCGGTTCGTCGACCTGTTCGGCGCGGACAACGGCGCGGCCTGGTTTACCGAGGGCCTGGCCCTCGGCGAGGCCAACCAGAAATACGCCAAGGTCCAGGCCGACAAGATCGAGGCCCTCACCCGCGAACTCAAGGCCGCCCAGGCCGACCGCGGACTCGACGAGGCCCTTACTTTCGAGGGCGACGACGACCCGGTCGCCGAGGCCGAGGCCAAGGAATTCGACGCCCTGGTTAAGGCGTTCGGCGGCGACAAGGATCGCGCACAACGCGCCCTCGACAATCGCAAAAAGAAACGGGCCGCCCAGGCCGCCGAATAGCCCAGGGCGACGCGACGAACAATAAGACCCGGCCGAGGCCGCCGGGCGGTTATAAAAAGGCCCTCGCGTTTGGGAACGCACAACCAGGCCCGGCCGACCGACGGGCGACGATACGGTCGATTAACACAAAACCCAAACCCGAGGTATTTTTTATGGCGACTCAAAGATCGAGCGCGGACGTAGTAGCGATCAACTCAACCGAGGAGATCGTCGGCATCATAAACGAGGCCGAAACGCATCACCCCGAAATAGCACTTTTCCCGGCCGCGGCCGTCGAAAAGACCACATACAAAACCTTACATCGCACCGTTGCCCCGACCGCCGGTTTTCGCGCGATCAACGCGGGCCGAACCCGGTCACGCGGTACGATCGTCGCGCGGACGACCGACCTTAAATTCCTGGACGGTTCCTGGGACATCGACCAAGCGGCCGTATCGGGCGTCGATTGGTCCGACCCGATGGTCGACGAGGCGTCGGCGTCCGTCCTGGCCGTACTCGCGGCGTTCTGTCGCCAGATATGGTACGGCACCGACCAGGATTCGGGCGGGTTTACGGGTATAGCCCAACTGCTCGACGACTCCGACGATACCCTCGTCGTCGACGCCGCCGGTACGACCGCCGATACGGCGTCGTCGGTTTTCGCCGTCAAGTTTGGAATCAAGCATACTTGTCTTGCATGGGGCAACGACGGCGAGATTTCCCAGGGCGACATTATCGAGCAGCAATTGTACGACGGTTCGTCCGACCCGTATATGGGTTACGCCCAGGCCGTACACGGTTGGGCCGGTCTGCAAATGACCAATTACCAGGCCGTCGGTCGGATTTGTAATCTGACCGCCGACGCCGGTAAGGGCCTTACCGACGACCTGGTCGCCGAAATCCTGGAGGCGTTCCCGATCGGCGGCGAACCCGACTATCTGTTTATGACGAAACGTAGTCGTCGCCAACTCCAGGGATCGCGTACCGCGACGAACCCGACCGGCGCACCCGCGCCGTTACCGGACGAATCGCACGGCGTCCCGATCGCCGTAACGGACTCGATAGTTAATACCGAGGCTCTCCTTACCGCGGGCTAAACGCCCGGTAACGACCTGAACAGTTACGATCCTATGGATACACTATTCCAAAAAGGCGCAGGCTTAATCGCCTCGTTAACGGCGCGCTCTTGCGGGCAAGCGGTTAACTTCCGTCGCGGCGAATCGGTCGCGACGGGAGTTACCGCCGTCGTTGGGTCGAAACTGTTTCGGTATAACGACGCCAGCGGGTTTTCGACCGTATCGAGGACCCGCGACTTTATCGTCGACCGCGCCGACTTACTGGCCGCGATCGGCGTAGACGGCGAACCGCGCGACGGCGACGTTATCGAACAGGTCGACGAATTCGGCGACGCGATCGACTACCAGGTCGCCGCGCCAAATGGCGAACCGGTTTTCCAGTACGTCGACACAAGCGAAACGCGCGTCCGTATTCATACCTTCCGCGACGATCGAACGGTCGAGGTTTAAAAGTATGACCGAATATGTAAGACTTAAAGATTGCCAAGCGAACCGGAATTCCTGCGCCTCGCGCGGAAGCTGGAAAGGGTCGACCCTAGTTACGGTTTTTCTGGCCGTCGCCCTGGCCCTCGGAACGATCGGCGGTATGGCGATCGCCAACGGCGCGGCCACCGAGGCCAACGCCGCGGCGATCAAGACCGCCGACAAGAAACACAACAACGCCCAGGTCGAACGCACCGCGGCCCAACGCCGCGAATTCGATTCGATCGGCCGACGCCTGGAAACGATCGAATCGTTAATCCGCGAATTGAACCCGTAAGAATGAACGAGAACAGTACATTGATCGAGGCCGCCGAGGCCGTTAAGGACGCACTGAACAACGCGCCCGACGGCACGTTCGGCGACCATACGTTTACCGCGATCCGCGTTTACCGCCCGGCGTTTACCCCGGCGCAACTCGCCGACCTCCGCGTCGTCGTATTGCCCAGGGCGGCGAACCGGTCGAACCTGGCCCGCGGTAAATGGGCGGTCGCCCCCGAGGTCCAGGTCGGCGTAATGCAGCAACTAACGCGACCGGCCGATGGTTCCGATCCGATGCTCGACACCGACCAGGCCGACGGCCTTATGTTCCTCGTCGAGGCGATCGGCGACTACCTGGGCGACGCGGCGGTCCTGAGAGGGTACCGCCAGGTCGGCCCGCAACTAATCGAAAATGACCCGGCCTGGTCGGTCGAACATATGGCCGAAACCGGTACTTTTATATCGGTCCTTACCCTTACCCTGGGCAAGGCCAAAAACAAACGATAAACACGAACCCCCGAGGTCGATATTATGAGTTGGCAAGCTGACGTATTAGCAGCAATGCAGGAAGTAGCCGCCGCGATCGTCGACGATAAAATGGTCGTCGACGTCGGCGCGGCCGTCGTAAACGTCGACCTCGCGACCGTCGACGTCGACGCAATCGTCGACGGGATCGCCGGGTCGTCGCCGTCGACCCTGGCCGACCTCGACGACGCGCTTAACTATAGCGGATACGGCGTCGCATATCATGCGTATAACACGGCGTCCAATACCAGTAGCACGGCGTCCAATACCAGTAGCACGGCGTCCAATACGTCGAACATATCCGCGGCCCTGTATTCCGGCAACGGGTACGCGCTCCAGGATTATTTTTACTCGTCGAACGATTACGAACCGTTTTTCTATAACGGGTCGTCGTTGGCGTACCTCCTATACAATATTGATTCCTATATGTCGACTTTGTACGGTTGCGTATCGGGTGGCCGCCTGCTCACCTCGCCCGACTACTATTAAAAAACAACCCGGCCGACGGGCCGGAACGGTACAACAAGCCCTTACACAGGAAACCGAACAAATGGCCGAACGAAGACAACAGGAAATTACCGAAACCGTCCAGGACCTCGACGGCGAAAAGGTCCTCGTCGTAAAGGTCGACGGCACGATCCGGGCGGTACAAACCGCCGAAATCGTCGCGGGCCGATTAACAGCGGTTGACGGGACCCTTCAGCGACTCGACGTCGTCCTCGCCGAGGACCCGGCCGACCACCTGGCCGACGCCCAAAAGAGAATCGACGACCAGATCGCGGCACTAACAAAACGCCGGGCCGAACTCACCGGCGAGGGCGTCGCGGCCCTGGTAAACTCCAGGGTTCAAGAACGCCGGGCCGCCGCGATCGTACAACGCGACACCCTGGCCGCCGCCCTGGGCGAAATGGGCGGCGACCCCAGGCCCGAATAACGGCGAATCTAACCGAACGAACCGACGCAAATACGAGAGCTCCGACATGGGTTTCACCAACAACATAAAAATTTCGGCCGACGGGAACCGCAATACGACCCTGGGCGCGGGCCTTAAGGAATTCGCCCGCAATTTCGTTTACCGCGAGGCCCTTACCGACGGCGTCGCGATCGACGAGGCCGAGGAGATGGTTTCGGTCGACTCGACGATCGACACCGCGGCCGCGGAAACCTGGGACCTCCTGAGCGGAGGCGCGGGCGATCACGACTGCCCAGGGCTAACCGGCGACGTTACGTTTACGTCGATCCAGGCGATTATTATAAAAAACTCGTCGGTCGTCGTCGGCGAAATTCTCACCCTGGGCGACCTGTCGGCCAATGCTTTTGACGCATGTTTCGGCGGCCTCGACCTCGGCCAGGTCGAAATACCGCCGGGCGGTTGCGCGGCCCTGATTAACCCGGCCGCGGCCGGTTGGACCGTCGACGCGACGCACAAGTTTTTACAACTGGCTGCCGCGGCCGGTTCGGCCGTCGCCTATGAAATGCTGATTATCGGGCGCGTGAATTAAACCAATGGTCGGAATGAAAGCAAAAGTAACGACCGACGTACCCAAGGTAAAAAAGGCCGCGGACGTCGCGACGTTTAAGAACCTTAACCACGCGGCGGCGTTTATCCGAACCGTATCGCGCCGGTCGATCGTTACGTCGCCGAAACCAGGCCGCCCAGGCGGGCCGCCCAGGACGCGAGGCGCGAGGAGGTTACGCAACGCGATCCTATACGCCGTCGAACGCGACGTCGGCCGGGCGACGATCGGCCCCGACGCCTCGATACTCGGTAAGGACGTCGGCGGCGCGTTGGAACACGGCGGCGAATTCCGAGGCGAGTTTTACCATGCAAGGCCCTATATGGGTCCGGCCCTTAAAAAGGCCCGGCCAAAATTTCCGAAAATATGGACCGACTCGGTAACGTAACCGCGCGATCCGCGAACCTGAAAGGACGAAAAAACTATGTCCGTAAAAACCGGCAACGAAGCGAAACTCTACCACAACACCGGCGACTATGGCACGCCGGTGTGGGACGAAATCACCAACGTCCGCGACCTTACCCTATCGGTCGAAAAGAACAAGATCGACGCGAGTAAACGCGGGTCGACCTGGAGGCTTAACAAATTCGGCCTTAAGGACGCCTCCGTTGATTTTCAGATGCTTTTCGACGAGGACGATACCGATTTCGGAGTTATCCGCGATGCGTTTTTCTCTGGCCCCTCGTCGGCAACCGTCGAAATGGCGATTATGTCCGAGGACATTACGACCAGCGGTTCCGAGGGACTGCGCGCCCTTTTCGAGGTCGCGAGTTTCACGAAAAACGAACCCCTGGAGGATGTGCAGACGGTCGATGTTTCTCTGGCCCCTGTACCCTCGACCGACGCGGACCCGGCCTGGTACGAGGTCGCATAACGAACCCAAACGCGGACGCGATCGCCTGGCCGACCGGCAACGGTTGGCCGGGTCCGCGTCGCATTTTTACAACCCAACGAAAGGCCCGCAAAAATGCCCCACACTTTCAAAGACAAAGACGGTAAGGAATGGCCGGTCGTCGTCGACGTTACGGCCGTCCGCGACGTTCGTAAAATTCTCGGCGTCGATTTGCTTACCCTGGCCGACGGCGAGGACGTCGCCGACAGTCTGATAATCCGCGTACTGGCCGAACCCGTACTCCTGGTCGATATTCTGTTCGTACTATGTCGCGAGGCGGCCGAGGCGGCCGACATAAGCGACCGCGATTTCGGCCGCCGTATGGGCGGCGATTGTCTCGACCAGGCCGCCGACGCCCTACTCGCCGAGATTGTAGATTTTTTCCCGAACGCCCGCGATCGCCAGCGGGCAAAAAAGGTACTGGCAACGGTAAGCAAAATTCTGGAAAACGCGCAGGACCAACTCGACGCGAAACTCGACGACGAGGCGATCCAGAAAGCGACGAGCGAAACTCTTTTATCGCCTGGGAAATGATCGCCGAGGCGTCGGCGATCCTGGGCCAGGACGTCGGCCCCTGGACGTTGCGTGAACTGCTTAAGATGGTCAAGGCCGCCCAGGCGGCCCGATGGGCCAGGACGGCGTCGCTAATGGCCCTCGTCGAGGTCGTAAACGCCGGGCGTCGCGTTCGGTTCCAACCGAATAAATGGAACCCGTATACGACGAGTAGCCCGCGCGACGGCGGCGCGAAAATTACAAAGGACTCGATCGGATCACTTAAGGCCCTGGTCGGTCTGAAACCCAAAGGCCGCAAGCGCGGCCGAGTACGGAACCGAAAATCCGCAAGGGAACGAAAACGAAAGGACCCGCAACAATGAACAACGCAACGCAACGAATTCTAAAACGCACCGCCCAGGGCCTCGCCCTGGGCCTGGTATTGTTCGACCTGGTAACGGCGGGCGGTTGTTCGGATATGACTTTCGCCGGACTCCGAATCGCACCGGCCGAAACGCAAAAACAGGCCGCGACCGCGGCCGACGACCTGGCGATCCAACTCGCCGCGACCGGATCGCGGCCAGGGTCGGCGGCCGGTAAGGCCCTGGCGAAAATGACCAGGCCCGCCGCCACATACACCGGGCCGCCCGCGACGCCGATCGACCTTACCGCCCTGGCCGCGATCGAGGCGGGCCAATGGCGATATAAGGACGACCAGGTAAAGGCCGCCCGAATGCGCGACGACCTCCGCGGTAAAGCTATGTCGATCGCCTCGGTACGCCTGGCCGACCTGGCCGACGCGGTTACCAGTAAGGACGTCGACGTCGACAAGGTCGTCGACCAGGTCGCCGCGATCGCCACGATCGCGGCAATGGCCGACGAACTGGCCGCGACGATACCGGAACCCGTAACGCCGGACTCGACCAGGTCGCCGGAACTAAAACAGATCGCCGACGCGACCGCCGCGGCCCTCGATAAGTTATCGGGCATTGCGACCGCCCAGGCGGCCGCCAGGCCGGACGTCGCCGAGGTAGTCGACAAGGGCCTCGCCTCGGCCCGCAAGACCGTTGACAAGGCCGCCGAGACAGCACGCGACGCGGTAAGTATATGGCAAGAATACGCGCCCGAGTTTATCAGCATACTAGGCGCGGTCGGCCTGGGCGCGGGCGGTTACGCGGTCAAGAAACGCCGCGACGCTAACAAGGCGATCGCCGACGGTACCGACGAATCGGCCAAGATCGCCGAGGCCCTGGCGTCGGTCGCCAGGTCCGGCGGTAATGTCGCCGAGGTCGCCGAGGCGATCGGGACAATTGCCAAACGAGGCGGCGACGTAAACGCCGCGGCCGAATCGGCCGCGATCCTGGCCGCGACCAGCGGACCCGAAACGCCCGCAAGCTAAACGAAAGGACGCCGAACAATGGGACGACGCGGAATAAGAGCGGGCGCGGCCTATGTCGAACTATACGCCGACAATAATAAACTTTCGCGCGGTCTAAAAAAGGCGTCGAGGAAACTTAAGGCGTTCGGTCGATCGGTCGGGTCGATGGGCCGGTCGGTCGCGATGGCCGCGGGCGCGGTCCTCGGCCCGGCGATCGCGGCGGCGAAAACCTTTTCGTCGATGGGCGATAGCATGGGGAAAATGTCTAAACGAACCGGCGTCGCGGTCGAGGAACTATCCCAGCTTAAATTCGCCGCCGAACAATCGGGATCGTCGGCCGAAACCCTGGAAAAGGGCTTACTTGGGATGGCAAAATCCCTAAACGACGCCTCGCGCGGCCTTACGACCAAGACCGCCGCGCTCGAAAAACTCGGATTAGAATATAAGGACCTGGCGGGCCTGTCGCCCGAGGATCAATTTATTACCATTTCCGACGCAATATCGAAGATGGAATCGCCGACCGGCCGGGCCGCGCAAGCTATGGAAATTTTCGGGCGGGCCGGTAAGGAAATGCTACCGATGCTGAATAGCGGAGCCGACGGCATCCGCGCGCTAATGAAAGAAGCGCACGCGGCGGGTCTAACAATGTCGACCGAGGACGCCCAGGCCGCCGAAAAATTCACTGACGAAATGAATAAATTATTATTGTCGGTAAAAATGGCCGTATTCTCTATCGGATCGGCCCTCGCGCCGGTCCTGGAAAATTTCGGCGTAACGGTCCGCGACAATCTTAAGCCTATTCGGGAATGGATCGCGGCCAACGGCGACACAATTCGCCAGGGCCTAAAGGTCGCCGCGATCGCCGCGGCCGTCGGCGTCGCCCTTATCGCCCTGGGCGCGATCCTCGGCGCGGTTGGTACGATCCTCGGCGCGGTTGCGGCCGCCGTCGGTTTCCTCGGGTCGGCCCTTACGTTTTTGGCGGCCCACCCGATAATAGCGGTCCTCGGCGCGATCACGGTCGCCGCGATCGCGGTCGCCGCGGCGTTCGGCAAGGCCGGACAGGCATCGGCCGACCTGGCCGACAAGTATTCGACCCTGCGAAAAGAAAACGACGACGCCAGGGCGACCGACAAGCTCCGAATGGAACTTTTACAGCAACTCGCAAAGGTCGAGAATAAGAACGCCCGCCAGATTAAACAGGCGTCGACCCTTATCTCGACCCTTACCGGCCGATACGGCGACCTCGGCGTTTCGATCGACAAGACGACCGGCAAAATTTCGGGTATGACCGCCGCCCAGGGAAAATTTAACGCCGCAATGAAGGCCGCCGCGATCGCCGACGTAAAGGCCGACCTGGTCGAACTCCGACAAAACGCCGGGCGGTTACATGATGAACTTATGGACGACTCGACATTCGGTTCGGAAAAAGAACGGACGGCCTGGGAGGATTCGATTAAAGGTCGATTTAAAACAAACATCGCGAAACAACGCGCCGCGGTAATGAGACTGCGAGCATTAACCGCGGGCGACGATAGCGCGCTGGTCGGCGCGGGCAAATCCGACGCGACCAAACTCCGCGAGGACCTCGCCCGCGCCAAGGCGACCAACAACGCGCCGAGCGAGGCCGCCGAAAAGGCCGCCAACGACGCCGCCGAGGCGATGAAGGCCCTAGCCGCCCTGGACGAAAAGGCCGCGGCCCGATCGCGTACCGCCCTGGAAACTAAAATCCACGCGATCGCCGAGGAAACAAAAGAACGCCAACGCCTTATCGACTTAATGATCGAGGGCGAAAAGGTCCGCGAGGACGGAACGCGGGCCGACGTTATAAAGTCGCTACAACTGGAACGCAACGCCGCGGGCGTCGCGGGCGAGGACGATAAAAACCAGGCGAGACTCGACGCCGCGGAAACGGCGGCGAAAAAAATCGCCGAGGTCGAAAAGACGAAACGCAACGACCGCCTCGCGGCCGAAAAGACCCTCGCCCAGGACGTCGCCCGACTTAAGATCGAGGCGAATCTAAAGGGCCACAAAAAAACAATGGCCCTTATCGACCTGGAGGAAAAACAGGCGATCGCGGCGGCCGAACTCACCGGCGTCGGCGTCGGCCTGGTTAAGCAAAAATATGACCTCCGACGCCAGATCGCCGAGGCGGGCCAACAGGTCGCCGACTCGCGATCGGTTTCTAATGTCGGCATGTTCCGAACCGGCGGCCGCCTGGGCGACCTGTCCGGCGGCGATATGGCCCAACGCCAAACCAAGGCCGCCGAAAAGGGCGCAAAGAACCTCGACAAACTTGTCGCGATGGCCGAAAACGGCGACCTCGCGATCGCGACGGTATAAGGACCCGAGACAATGGCCGCAGTAGCAACCGAACGAATAGACGGGCGAACCGTCAAAACGAACAGCGCGTCGATTAAGTACAACGTCGAAACCGACGGCGACGCCCTGGCCGCCTCGGCGATCGCGGCGATTGCGGCGACCGCGCCGTCGACGTTTAACGGCCAGGTCCTCGACTCGGTCGGCGTCGACCCGACCGACAATAAAGATTTCTGGACCGGCGAGGCGACGTACAAGCCCGGCGAGAAAAAGAAAAAGGAACCACTAGAAACCGGGTCGGTCGATTGGTCGTTCGATACCCAGGGCGCGACCAAGCATATAACGAACTCCAGGTCGACGATCGTTAAGAAAGCACCGGCCGGAAAAACCGCGCCGGACTTTAAGAACCTGATCGGCGCGACCGAGGGCGGCGTCGACGGCGTCGACATAAAAATACCGACGTTTAACTTTACGCAAAAATTCGCGATCGCGGCCGCGGCGTTTACCGCGACATACGTTAAGGACCTATACGAACTGACCGGCAAAACGAACGACTCGGCGGTTACTTTCGATTTCAACGGTAACGGCGTTACGTTCCAACCCGGCGAGGTCCTGTTTAACGGCGCGGCGGGCGCAAGCCGGGCCGAGGACGTCGAAATTTCGTTATCGTATTCCGCGATCGCAAACGAAACCGGCCTATCGGTCGGCGAAATTTCCGAGGTCGACAAAAAAGGTTTCGAGTACCTATGGATTCATTACGAGGACGTCGACGACGACGCATCGAAAAAGATTACAAAGCGACCGATCGCGGTCTATGTCGAACAGGTTTACGAGGACGGCGATTTCGGAAAACTGGAACCGTAAGGACTTAAGCCAATGGCGAAAAAATGGACACGCGGCGAACCGCTAAAAATACCCGCCGCGGACCTTAACGAATTCGCCGAGGTCGCCGAACGGGTCCTCGGCGGCGGCCAGGACCGGGCCAAGCGCGGCGCGTCCTGGTTGCGCGACCCTACCGTCGTCGATGTCAAAAACACATCGGGCGTCGACCTCGATCGCGGCGACGTCCTGGGCCTGGGCGACCTGGTTTACACTTTCGCCGACAACGCCCAGGCCGTAAAGAATCGACCGATTATCAAGGGCGCGACGCCGGACCTGTCGACCCACGCGGGCGGGCGGTTCGCCGTACTCCTGGCCCCCGTCGAGGCCGACGCTATCGCCCAGGCGGTTACCGCGGGCCTGGTCGCCGTCCAGGTCGACATTAAGACCGAGGGCGATCGGTTCGCCGATATAGACGACGGCCAGGCCGGTAACCTCGACAGCAACAACACAGGCGGCCCGGCGGCGATCGTTTACGTTGCGTCGTCCGGTACCGGCGTTAAATGGGCGATCGTCGACCTGGGCGTCGGCCTGGGCGGCGGGTTTTGGGCGAAACTTACCTCGTCGACCGAGGACGGCACCGACACCGACCAATATAAATACGCCTGGTCGGAACTCGACCTCGACGCCGCCGGGTACGACGAATGGTCGACCAGGACCGGCGCGCGATCGGGTACGACCTCGACCGACCCGGCGCGAAACGCCGTCGACCTTACCGGTACCGTCGAGGTCGGCGCAATAGCCGACGATACGGTCGTATGGATGCGCGAGGTTATTTTATCGTCGTCGGTCGAATATTGGTTCGCATACGAGCAACCGACGCGGGCCGAGTTTTGGGCCGAAATCGGATCGACGCCGGTTACCGACGGTACGAACCGATGGAAATACGCTTGGACCGAGGTATATAAATCCTCGGCCGGTTATGGCGGTTGGGCGACGTTGTCCGGCGGTCGATCGGGTACGACCTCGACCGACGAGGCGCGAAACACAATCGAGGATATGAACGGGTCGAGCGGTATGTTAGGGAACGGCGTAACGGTCGCGAACCTGACCGAAACCGACGTTTACACTTACACCCTGTCGGCCGCGCCCGACGGCGCAATCGTTCGTATGCGCGAGGTCGTCCAAGGCGAAAATATCGAGTATTGGTTCGCATACGAAAACGGCGTAGACGGAACCTGCGACGAGTAACGCAATGGGCGGTATACTACATAAAGCGAAATGCTGCTGCGCCGACGAGGCGTCGAGCGACTGCGCGGATTGCGAAACCGCCTGTAACAACTCCGGCGATATTGCGTTTACGGTCGACTATACCCCTTGCGGTTCGGCCGATAGTTGCGCGGGCGTTTCGGGCGGGTCCGGTACCCTCGCCAAGAATTACGGCGACGAGCCTTGTTTATGGATGTCCGACGAAAACGGCGCGGCCGCGGGCGACTTTTCGGGCATGATCCATTGCACCGAATCGGACGTTTGGGAACTCGATATATGGTACGCGCCCGGCGCGCCGGTCGCCTGTTCGTCCTATTACAATACCGTCGCGGTTGTTTGCGTCGACGGCCGACCGACCGGCGTTTTTATTGTACCGATAACCGACGCCGAACTCGGCGGCCTTTGCGGTACCGCGACCGTTACCCTTACGATTCCATAATGGCCCCGAAACCATTTTTTATCGACTCGCCCACTTGTCGCGATCGTCGGCATTGTCGAACTTGTCGCGACCTGGTCGGCGGGCGGTACCTGCGCCGGGCCTGGCGTAAGGTTTACGAAATGCCCAACGACGACGCCGTCGATTTCGACTGCCCCCAGGGCGAGGCCGACGACGATCGCCCGCCGGTCGCCGTCGCCCTGGTCGTCGAACGGTCGGCGGTTTGCGACGCCTGCGCGGGGCGCGGCGAATGCTATCTCCATCAAATTAAACCCTGTCTCCGACGTACCTACCTGGCCCGCCCTGGGATTCATTGTCCGGCGGCCAAGTTTTAACCCTTGTTTTATAGGGCGAAAACGGGCCGAAAAATTATCGAAAAAAACGCTAATTAAATCGGTAATTAGTGTCGACAATACTATAGTTCTATGGTAATTTAGTTCTATGGTTAAGAAACAAACAACAACGACAACGGCCCGCAAGGCTAACACCGCGACGCTACTCGACGACCTGAACGGTTACGACCTGGTCGAAAAACATCGGACCTCGACCCGCCGCCGCGTCGTCGATCACTGGCGCATTATCGGCGATTGGACCGAGGCCGACCAGGTCCTCGCCTCGACGCCCTGGTCGCTACCGTCCGGCGCGTTCCAAAC